CTCTCAAATGATAACAAGAATATATAGAATACTTTTAGGCGAAGAAGATATGCCTACATCTGAAAGAAGTATTTTTTACAATAATAAATCATATACAGATAAAGTTTACAACAAAGCTATTGACGATATGATAAAAGACAAAGACAGATAATGGGATATAAACTAGGTAAAGCAAAAAAATTAGAAGCTCATGCTGGCAATATTAAATCTAAGTTTACATTTAAGTCTAGCAACGAAGCTGTACCTGGAACTCCTGTTTATGTTAAAAAACTAGATGATGGTGTTTTAGCTGAGGCAAATATGGACGGATCTATATTTATTAGTCAAGAGCTAAGTGCAAACGATCCAATATTAAAGCAAGCTTTAGCTCACGAGATGCAACATGTAACAGCTATGAAGATAGGTCATGAAACTTATGATGATAACGCTGTTTATTACAAAGGTGAAGTATGGCCAAGAGGCAATGGTTATATAACAGATCCTCATACTGGTAAAAAATACCAAGAAGGAAGTAAAGATCTTCCTTGGGAAAATAATAAGATATGATAAATAATTTAGTAGGAGGTTTATTCGGTAAGATCGTAGATAACGCAGAAGGTATCCTCGACAAAGTAATTACCACTGACAAAGAAAGAGACGAAGCAAAGCTAGCTCTTAAAAAACTATTATTAGATGCAGAGCGTGAAGCTTTTGCTAAAGAAGTAGAAGATCGTAAGTCTGCACGTGATATGTATAAAGACGATGCTATTATACAAAAAGTATTAGCAACGTTATTTACTGTAGCATACTTTGGTATTACATTTGTAATGTTTAATTACTTTGTTACAAAATCAATAGAACTAGGAGAGTTTGAAATTAGTTTCATCTCTACAATATTTGGCGCAATGAGTGCTAAAGTAAATACAATTATAGACTTCTTCTTCGGTGGAAGTTCAAAGAAAAACGAACAATCAAAAGAAAAATAAAATGGGACAAAATTCAACAGAAGTATCTTATGGCTTTGGTCAACTAGGTAGCGTTCACATGCATAATGATAACGGTGAAGATTTAACTCCACCAGATGATATGGTTATAGTAGCTATAACAATGTTAGATGAAACTGTATTTGACAAATTAACAGCTGATACTAGTAATTCAGTAGTATATAGTGGTACAGAAAGCAACAACTCTTATTTTGGCATTGCAAATGCTAATACCGGCGGTAACGGAGAAGCTGTAGATACTGGCGTAAAGTTTCCTAAAGGACTAACTATCTATGGTAGATGGACTGTAGTTTCTTTAAATGCTGCTCAAACAGCTGGTGGTATAATCTGTTACTTCGGAAAATAAATGCTAGGATTAGGTAACAGCATAACAGGTGGTGCAGCTTTAGAAGACGCGTTTAGCTTAACAAGTGTATCTGGTTTACAACTTTGGTTAAAAAACGGAGGTGATCAAACCTTAAATAGTGGTAATATATCACAGTGGAATGATGACTCTGGAAATGACAATCACGCCACTCAGTCTACCGCTAGTTTTCAACCACAAGCAGATGGTGGTGGTGCCTTGCTTGACGGATCTGATGACAGACTTGATTTAACTAGCAATATAGCGCTACAGCAATTTCACATGTTTTTTGTTTTAGATCTTGATTCTATTCTTAATGAAACACTTTTTGGAAACTCTGGAAATAATGGTCAATTTTCTAGATTACAAGATTCAAATACATATAGACATAAATTTAATAGCAGCAACGAAGTAAAAGTTTTTGATTATGCTAGTGGTAAATCAATTTCTACAGGAACAAAGTTTTTATACGAATTTTTTAGAGATTCAGACTCTATAGAAGTTTTTGTTGATGGAGACGCGTTCACACCACCATCTAGTGGGGCTAGCGACTCTGATCCTTCAAGTCATACAGTAACAATTAACCAATTATTTACGCAACAAAATAATGCTTCTAACATAGATGGCCATGTGTTTGAAGTAGCTATATTTAATGCTGTTTTAACAGGTGCTGATTTAACTAATGTTAGAAATGATATTAACACGAGAAACGGATTATAATGAGTAAATTTTATTATTCAACAAAAAGCGACTGCGATACTTTGCTAAGTGATATGGATAATTATTTTGAATATCCTAAAAATGAAACCTTAACAACTGCTGAAGTTTTGTTAGTTTCAGGTTCAGAGTACTTAGTGTGCGTACCAGATGCTTATTATAACAATTTAACACAAGATCAAAAGGATAAATGTAAAGATTCTATGCCAGCATCTCTTACAAATCCTATTGACTAATATTAATTTAATTAAATAAAATCATGGCAAAAACAAAAACAATTGACTTAAAACCTAAGGCAGAAAAAATTACTGATGAACAATTAGAGAGATTAAGAAAAGCTGCTCAAGGAATAACTAAAATGCAACAAGAAATAGGTACTTTAGAAACTAGAAAACACTCTTTGTTACACATGATTGCTACTATGCAAGATGTTATTGAAGAGTTAAGACAAGAGTTTAAAAAAGACTACGGTACTGATGAAGTTAATATTTTAGATGGAACAATTAAATATAATGAAAATGATAACAACGAAGCTGATAAGAAAGATAACGATAGGTAAAGACTACAAGATAGACGCAATGCACTACGCTGTTGGTCAAGAAGTTTATGGAGGTCACACTATATGCGATATAATAGAAGAAGAAGACAAGTATTCTATTTATATTAAAAAAAACAAAGATGTTATACCTTGGAAAGACTTTAATAAAAACATGGCTATATCTGTAGAGTATAATTTACAATACTAATGAAAAGTGTTTATAATTTTGTTGTATCTCCAATAGGTGAAAGATATAATAATAAAAAAAAAGTTGGAGACAAAGAATTAATACTTAATACAGAAATATTTAATCATGAATATATTAACCGTAAAGCTATTGTTCGTAGCAGCCCTATGTTTGATAGCGTGCCTATTAGCGAAGGAGATGAAGTAATAGTTCATCATAACGTTTTTAGAAGATGGCATAACGTTAGAGGTGAAGAAAAAAATAGTAAAGCTTGGTTTGCAGAAGACAAGTATATAATATCTTTAGATCAAATATTTTTGTATAAAAATAAAGATCAATGGATACCAACGCCAGGTTTTTGTTTTGTTAAACCTATAAAAAATATAAATCCTTGGGGTAAGAGTGTAGAAGATCCTACTAAAGGTATAATTAAATATACTGATGGATCTTTTAAAAAAGGTGATGTTGTAGGATTTACACCGTTCTCTAAATATGAGTTTATTATTGATGGAGAAAAATTATATAGAGTGTATTCTAAATTTATTACAATTAAATATGAGCATAAAGGAAACGAAGAAACGTATAATCCTAGCTGGGCGCAAAGCAGTTGACGAGTTAATTAAAGTTGCTGAAGAGCAAATTATAACTAATACAGAAGATGATGTATCAGCTGATAGACTGAAAAACGCTGCGGCTACTAAAAAGTTAGCTATATTTGATGCATTCGAAATACTCAATCGCGTACAAGAAGAAGAGAATATTTTGGAAGGAAAGACACCTGAAGAGAAAAAAGACAGGGTATTTAAAGGCTTCGCGGAAGGCAGATCGAAATGAGTTACGAGCAAAGTTTATATAAAATAGTTGAACCAGTTAAGAAGACAACGATAAGTCGACTTAACAAAAAACGTAAATGGGAATATGGATACAATAAAGAACATGATATTGTGGTTATCTCTAAAACTGGACGCATTGGACAAATATTGGAGATACAAGGTTTGCAAGTTGGCTTGCCAGCTAAACCGCAAACAGTGCACATGCACGACGACAAGTGGCAAAGAATAGATTACCCTAAAGAGTTAAACAAACTCAAAAGTATATTTGACTGGAGAGCTTATCCAGAAGAAAGCAAAGATAAGTGGTATGATTTTATAGACGAAGAGTTTAAGCGTAGAGAAGAAGGCTTTTGGTTTATGAATAACGGCGAACCTACATATATAACAGGTAGCCATTATATGTATTTACAATGGAGTAAAATAGATGTTGGCGCTCCAGATTTTAGAGAAGCTAACAGGTTGTTCTTTATATTTTGGGAAGCGTGCAAAGCTGACAAGCGTTGCTATGGCATGTGTTATTTAAAAAACAGGCGTAGTGGTTTTTCGTTTATGAGTAGCGCTGAAACCGTTAATCAAGCTACTATATCGAGTGATAGTAGATATGGAATATTATCTAAAAGTGGTGCTGATGCTAAAAAAATGTTTACAGACAAAGTTGTACCAATATCTGTCAACTATCCGTTTTTCTTTAAACCGATACAAGACGGTATGGACAGACCTAAGTCTGAACTTGCTTATCGCGTACCTGCAAGTAAGTTTACGCGTAAAAAAATTACTACCAACGAAAAGCAGGAAGAGTTGGTTGGACTTGACACTACTATTGATTGGAAAAATACAGGCGACAATAGTTATGATGGAGAAAAGCTTAATTTGCTAGTACATGATGAAAGCG